CCCGATGCTCACGCTCCAGCGTCGCCGCACCGTCTGGCGCTGCCGCCAGTTCCGCCGCACGGGTTTTGAGCTTCTGCGTCCCTTCGGCCCAGGCCACCGATCGCTCGACGTGCAGGGCGTCGTTGGCTTGATCGCGGCGCACGGCCAACTCTTGCTGAGCAAGGGCATCCTGCCGATCCTCAGACTGGGCATGGCGCTGCTGCTGCTCCACAATCTGTCCTGCTGCCCCTGCCAGAGCCGGAAGCAGGCCCGCCGCAGCGCGCGGATTGACCCCGCCCGTCAGAGAGACGCGGGGCGTTGCCCGACTGCGATAAGGCTCAACCGCCATAACCAGCCTTTCGCAAAATTCGAATGGGATCATAACCGCCGGGCGGTTGATCGCGGCGGGACATCAAGCCACTGCCATAAAGGCCACCACCTCCCGTGGTTGTGGTGCGCGGAACCGCAATCTGGCCACTGTTCTGCGCGGAATAGAGCCGCTTGCGCGCCGCCCGTTCCTCGCCCCGGTCTTTCAAATCCTGATATCCACCAAGCGCGGCCACCCCGGCATTCACGATCCCGCCGAATAGGGCGTTGCGACCGGCTGCGCGCGATTGCCGCGCCTCGCTGCGCAAGCTATCCGCCTTGGAGGCTGCACCATAACGCAGATTGAGCAGCTCATATTGGCGCTCGATTTGCGATTGATAGATGATGTCGGCATTGCTCCCGCTCGTTGGGTCCCCCCCCATTGCGGCGATCATCTCGCCAAGCTGAGAGCGGCTTTCGCGCGACGCCTCAGCCGCGTCAAGATTGCCCTGCAATTCGGTGCGACGCGCATCTTCATCCAGCGCTGCCCCTTGCGCGCGTGCCGCGCTGTTGTCGGCAATTCCGCCCGCAAGGGGCGCAAAGGCCTGAAGCCCCAGCATCGCCATGTTAGACATGATCAGTCTTCCTTTTGAATATCAGGGCGTCGCTGCCATCGGGCAAGGCGCTGGCCAGCTGCGCCTCATAGGTCATGCCAAGCGCAGCCGCATAATCAGCTCCGGCCTGGTGCAGCGCCGACACCATCATATCGACCCGCCGCGCCGGGCAATCCCGAATCCGTTGCCGGGCAAAGCGCGTCATCGCCAGCCACCCCGCTTTGCTCACCTGCCCACCAATCACTGACCATGCGGTTGCATAGCTGCCATGCGTGAAGCTCAACCCGCCCACGGCAATCACCTCTTCGGGGTGCATGGGGGACAGACGTTGAAACACCGTCCAGCTCACGCCGCGCACGACCATCGCCCGGACCAATGCCTTGCCCTCACGGCTCAGTGCCCCCGCCTGGACCGCTTGCGGCTCAAAAGACGACAGGTCAGCGGTACGGAGCGGCGCGAACCGGATCATGACGCTGCCCCGGTTTCTGCATGGGCAAGGATCGCCAATATCGTCGATGGCTTTGGCGCGGTGCGTTTGACGTGAATTTGGCCCTTGGCTTCATAGGTTCCTCCCGCCGCAACGATCCAGTCTTTGGTGATGAGGGGGAAGGCGATATCGAGCGGCGAAGTGGCGGTTTGATTTTCCAGCGGGCGAAAGCCCAGCCCCTGCACGGACATGGTCAGCCCGTGACTGTTGAGCAACCGCAGCCCGGCTTGCGACAGCCGCTTGCGCTTGGTCTGCGCGACGCCATTATCCGCGCCAGCCTCCATGGGCAGAGTGACAAATTCCGCTTCAAAGGGAAGCCCGAAAATCTTGGTTGCGGCGGCAAAATTCAACGCCCCATTGCCAGCGCCATCAAGCAGGACAGGCGGATGCAGCCGACCATCAACCACCACTTCGACGCTGCGTCCTGCCAGATGCGGCGCGCTGATCGCCGTTGACACTGCGCCGGCCTGAACGATGGCCGCATCACTCATCACTTGGTTCAGGCTGGCATCGCCGGTGCGACGAATAGGCGCGAGGCGCAACATCCACCCCTCACTGCCCACCCGCACCGTCACCCATAACTGGGAATCCCGGCCATCGGGATCCGTGATGGCCGTCACGCCGGTGCAAAACAAGCCATCGGCAAGCGGCCTTTCAACCCACCCCAAAGCTTGTTCATCAGGCACATAGAGGCAGGCGCGGAGTTCCCCCGCCTCTGTCCGCGCCCAGAGCAACCGCTTCGGCGCGCCCGCCCAGGCAATCTCTGCAAAGCCGTCATTGCCCATATGATCGGCAAAGCGGTTCAAATCTTCGGTGCGATACCCATCCCGCACCTCCGCACGGCCGAACTGCCCAATCTTGCCACGTTCGGCCCAGATGAACAGCGTGCGCCCGTCAACCCGGACAGGCTGAGCAACTGCGGAGCCTATTTCCGTTTCCAGAAACGGTACAGCATTGCCGGGTCCAAAGCCCGCTGCGGCGCTTGATTGACGAATGATATATTCGGCATTGGCGGTCCCAACCAGCAGCTCATTCGCCCAGACGATCCAGCGCACCGGATTGGGATCAGGAAGGGGCACGGTGAACGCCATATCGCGCGTCACTTCGCCGCTGTCCGCCCGCGTCGCAAAATCGTCAAAGCCACCCGCGACGCTGCCATAGACGGTAAAATCCTTGGCAACCGCATGGCGCTGATCCTCGATCAAAGCGCCGACCATCGGATACCCCCGGCGCGGACTGAACGCACCAAACTTCCATCGATACTGCGCCGTCCCGCTCGACGCGAGGCGCTTTTGCACCGTCGCATTCACCTGCGTTGAGCTGGTATAGCCGTCTATCTTGACCTGCCCCCAACGGTCATGGAGATAGAGCCATTGCGCGCCATAAGGCCCTTTGTTGTTGATATCGGACCCGCTGCCACTGCCATCCCATTCGGTCCCGCTCTTGTGTGCCGGGGCCAATGTGCCGGTGCGCGCGCCGCTGACGCACTGATAAACATTGCCATCCCATTGCCGAAGCGCACCGGCGGTGATGGTGATTCCTGCATCCCACGCAGGGATGGCCGCAAGGTCCCCAAATTCGATTTCAAACAAGCCGCCGACATCACCCGCCGCAAAGAGTGGCTGAGCGGATGTGAGCGTGATTGCGCCAGTCGTTCCGCTTGCCAGCACCGTCAGCGCTTCATCCTGATTGCGGCTGTCCCACGGCCCGTTGCGTGGCTCCCACAGCTCAAGCACAAAGCTTTCAGCGCCCGTGCGCGCCAGCTTTCGCGTCGGAACGTCGCGGTGATAGAGATAAAGCTCATCGCCAGACTGGCACCAATTGAGCGCCATCACCTGCGCCAGCGTGTAGGGCGTCACCACTTCAAACGGCACACCCGGCGCAGTCTCAATCCGCACATCATTGGTATAGAACCGGAATTTGCCTGCGGTGGCTTCGATCACATAATGCTGCGTCGCGTTGAACGCAAAGGGGATCGGGCGACCATCCATCGCGGCCATTTTGCTGACAAACAGGAATCCGGGGCAGGCCTCCAGCGGCCCTTGCAACAGGGGCAGAAATCCTTTGCAGCTTTCCAGAGAGACGCCCCAGACATCCTGCTTGACACGCCCCATCATCAGCGGCGAAAGCGCACCGCCGTTCATATTGTCCTGCCAAGGTGTCACATAGCTCATCAGCGCGGGCGTGCAGCGCTGCGGCGCGCCGCAGCAAAGCGACTTGTCGCGGTAACATGCCCGCGTGAGACATTGCCCGATGACAGGCCGTCGAGGCGCTTGGCCTCAATCAATGTGTCCCCCAGCGCGGTTTCCATCCGGTCAGCGACGCCGAGCAATTGAGACCGGCCAAAGGCGGTCCAATAGGCCAGCCGGTTCGCCATCACCAGCCGCATACCCGGTGACCAGCGGCTGACATCGCTGTTGCGCCAGATGTACCGCACAGACAGCGGCCCCGGCTCATTGGTCAGCAGATATCCGCTTTCCTCTTCGCCTTCAAACCAGTCACAATCGGACCGCGCCCAGGGCAACCAGCGCAACCAGCCATCGGGCAAAGCCGACAGATCATAACGATAGGCATAGCGATTGTCGGGCGGAGCAACCGAGTCCCGGTCAAGCGGGCGGGTCTGTACGGCGGGGTTCCACGGATGGGCAACGAGAGTCGCTTCAATTGCCATGTCCCAGACATCACGAAACGCGCTTACCAGCGCGCTCCCGTCATTGATGCTCTGAAGGCTGGCATTGTCGCCAATATGGATCGCGGCCATGCGGACAATCTGGGTTTCCCCCACATGCACTGTCCCGACCATCGCCTGTCCTTTCATAACCCTTCAAAATTGGCGCGCCGCCCCCTGTTAAGGGCCTGCTCCGCACCCGCCCGGCAAAACCGGAAAAGGAACGACGCGCCGCCACCCGGCCAAGGCCGGGCGGTATGGGATCAGCCCTGCCGAGCCGCAACAATTGTCACATAGATTTTGCCAGCACCCGGAAGCACAGCCACCCGGTTCGTCAGAATGATCCGCGTGAGCTTGTTGCTGGGGTTCAGTCCGCCACGATTCGCAGGATTGTTCAGGCGCACAATCGCATTTGCAGCAGCCCCATAGGCTTTCTGAAGCCCGAATTTGTCAACCGTTCCACCAACTTCACCCAGTTGAAATTCTGAGGTACCCAACCCCACGGTTGATTCTATTTCCGCCCAGGCAACCTTGTAACCGGGCGGCAAATCGCAAATCACATTGTCATCGGCAATCGCTTTGAGTACCGATGCGAGCGACAGGTCAAGCTCTTCGGTGAACCATGTTAGGCTCCCACCCGCCCACAAGCCGCTCTGAAGCTTGTTGGACTGCGTGCTATCGAGCACACCAAGCCCGTTCGTTCCATAACCTCTAGCCATCATAAATTCCCTTCAAAAGAGGGAGGCGAGTCCAAAGAGACCCCGCCTCAAGATCACGCCACTTCGACGATCAGGCATTTCGCGGGATTGGACCTGCCAAACGACAAAGCGGTATAACCCGCCGTCTGTTCGCTATAGTTCAGGTCATCGCGCTCGCTCTTTTTGCCCATGAAGGCCAGCCACTCCCGGCAATCCAGCCCACTGGGAAGGAAGACCGGGCAACGGCGATGGCCCAGCGCATTCTTGGCCATACCGACCGTCGTTGCAACGAAAGCGGTTTCTTCCTCATTATCGAACTCATAGGCAAGGAAGTTGAAGCCCATGAAGAAGCTGACCTGCCCATCGTGCAACGTCTTTTCGAATTCGGGATTATAGCGCCCGTTGACGAACTGATCGATATTCAGCAGATCCTCAATCTCTTCGGCAGTCACCATCCAGATCGGTCGATGCATCTGATTGCTCGACCAGCGCAGCTTGTTGCTCTTGGTGCGAACCTTGATCAACTTCTGCAATGTCAAGCCGGTCGGCGTACCAGGAGTTTCCAAATCAGCCGGAAGCACATTGGCGGGAGGAAAAACCTCCTGCACTGTCCCACTGGTATCGCCGGTCCACGTCGGGCCGTAATAGGCCTCGAAAAAGCGCCGCGCCCGATAACGGCGAATGCCCTGAGCAACACCAACTTCAATTGGCCCATCAAGACCAACCTCCGTGCCCAATTCATCGTCCGGATCAAGCAGAACCGCAATGCCTTCGCGCTTCGGCTTGTTGATCCAGTAGCGGGTGACATCAAGGTCCTGATGCGCGGTCGGAGAGTTGCGGCCATTGACCGGGTGCGTATTCAGATCGCTAAAGCGATCAGTGATTTGAACGCTGGAACTGCCCGCCGAATTTTTGGTGCGAATACCCAATCCCATGATCTTGCCGGGATCATCGCGCAGCAAATAATCAACGTCTTTTTCAAATTCAATAGTGCGGACTCGTTCCGCCCAATCCTGTGCCATATCGGCCTCCTAGAAAGAAAAACCAGAAAAATGTGGAGTTTCGATCGGGTAGGCAGAACGCATGTTCCGGGCCGGTCTGGCGATAGGCTCGCTTGGGCCTGTGCTGCTTTCGCGCTCTGCACCGGGGCCGCAATGCGGGTAAGCCGGAATTTGGGGAATGAGCTTCAAGCTTTACAGCCCACTCATTCCCCGCGATCCTAAAAATTCATCACTCCGCTCAAAATGTCAAGCCCTTTGTGCAGGATCAGGCCGCGCCGCCGCTTGGATTAATGCCTTGCGCTCATTTGACTCCCGACTTCCCGGCTGTCTTGCCTTGCCGCGCCATTCGGCATTACCCTGCAATTCATTCAATTTGGCATCAGCATCCTTGGGCGACAGTGCCATATAATGCCCCATCCCCGGCGTCACATCCCCGCCAGCACCGGCAAGCGGGCCGACCTTGCGCCCCAGATCAATCGCCCATTTGACAAGATCAACGCTGGTCGCCTTCGTGCCCAACTCAGCCAGCTTTGACCCGTCAGGATCGAGCATCGCCAGCGCCGATTTCGCCAGCCCCAGATCAGCGTCATAATTGCCCTGATATCCAGCCTTGAACGCATCAAGCGCATCACTACTGGCCTTCTCCAGGCTGGCCGCATAACCATTGTTCGCCGCAACAACGGCCTCGGCAAATTGCGGGGGCAAGCCAATTTTGTGAAACTCCCCGCGCATATGCTCGGCATAGCCGGGGTCAGCCCCTTCGGGCACATCGATCTTATAGGCCGACGCATCGGCAGGCCGCAGGGCATCGGCGAATTTGGCAAACGCTTCAGGCGTGTCGCCGGGGTGTGGAATCCCGCTCCGCGCCATTTTCTGCTGCTCCAGAAAGCCCTTCGCAAAATCATCCAGTCCTTTACCCTCAAAGCGCTTGATCGGCTCTTGAGCGCGCAAATCGTCGGACAGCCCCGCAAACCAGTCCGCCCCAACAGGAGCGGCGGCGGGCGTCAGTGCCTCAACCGCCGGATTGGCAGGTGTAACAGGGGCAGCGGCAACAGGTTCAGCGCCAGCCTCGGGCGCAACTACAACATCACTCATAATCAATTTTTCCTTTCAGCTCTTTTCGCAATTCAACCAGTTTTTTTCCGTCAAGATACAGGCCGTCACTCACACTATCGACCAGATCGGCACGGGCCGCATTCCACTCCGCCCGCCTGGCATCGGGTTCAAATCCGTGATGATGCACCCCCATCCGGTTGCGCCGCCCGCACAGGATGTCCAGCTCCTTGAAAAACCATTTGGCAGCATCGGTCAGCTCACCATCCTCTCCCCTGAACAAGGCAGAATAGACCGCATGCCGCTTGGAGAGCATCGCAACTTCCCGGCGCACAGCATCGCCGTCCATCGCGACAAGGCCTTTGGCGACGCGCGCAAGGCTGGGCTTACGCTGCATTGGCAAAGCTCGCCGCCTGGCTCAAATCCTTCACCGCGCCCGCCACACCGGGCAACGTGGTCAGGGCGCTCTGCGTCGCCTTCTCCTGCTCCATCTTGGCATCATAAGCTTCCAGCTCTTCGGGCGTCGCCTCGATCGAGACCGGCACGTCAAGCGCGCGCGCGATCAGCGGATAGACTTTGCGCATCGGGTAAAGCCGCGCCAGCTCTTGCAGCGCCTCTGGGTAGACCGCCGCCGTCTTGACAGCTTCCTCTTGCAGGCGGAACCATCCACTGGCCTCTGCCGCATGGCGCGCGCGAGTCAGCGGATTGTCATAGCCAATCGCAAAGCCGCCGCCCGCTTCGCGCACCTCGCCCGGCATATCGTCAAATTCACCCTGATCGGACAGGATTTCGACAATCCGGTCCACCATCGGCGAAAACCATTCGGGTTCTTGCAAGCTCAAAGGATCGAGCACCACGCCAACATCCTCGCGCCGCATCAACTTGTCGGTTGCGGTGATATGGGTTTTCAACTCCTTGTCGATTTCAAGGATATTGCCGAAAAAGGCGCGCTTGATACCGTCAGACAGGCGCTGGCGGAGCGCTTCGGCGGGCGCGATATCGCCGCCGCTGAAAATCGGTTGCGCCATCGCGTTGCCGCGATGATCGATCAGACCGTAGCTCAATTCATTCGGCCCGATGCGGATCATATTATCCTGCGCGTCGCTATGCAGGCCGTAACCCGGCAGCATCGACAGCTCAACCGCCACCGCCGAATCAAGGCTCAATTGCTGCAATTCGCGGATATCGGGCAATTTGCGAATGCCGGGGCCAATCGCATATTTGCGGCCCGGCGCACTCTCAAAACTGCTATAGATCAGCGAAGGCGCATTGGTTCCGCTGTCCGCGACAACCTCCTTGTCGGCGCAGCTCAGATAGCATTCATGCCAAGCCTTGCCCCATTTGTCGGCGCGGCCAAGCTCAAATTTCGGATTGACCTCGATGCGGTGGATAAACTCGAATTTCTCATGTTTTTTCTTGGGGTCGCGCGCTGCTTCCATCACCTTCGGCGCAGTATCCAGCCGGTCCCCCCATTGGTGCAATGCCGCCTCGGCGGTCAATTCCAGCTCGCGGTGGCTGCGCATGACATTCCCCTGCCAGTCGCGATCCACAAACACCTTGCCGATATGCTCGCCCCGGAACGCAAGCCCCTCCTCTTCGCGGCTCCACGGGCTGCGGCGCGGCATGATCGACATCGCTTGCCCCCCAAAGCAGAGCAATTGCGCCCAGCCCAGATTGGCCTCAGGCCGAAAGCGGGCAAGCGCATGATACATGCGTTGATGCACCAACAATGTCTTTTGCTCATACCAAAGGCGGATATGCTGGAGCTTGGTCAATTCCGGCTCATCACTGCCCAGCCGCAGCCAGATGCTGTTATGAGGGGTTACAAAGCTGGAACAGATGCTGGACCCGATCATCGCCGCGTCCATCGGGTCGCTGTCCCAGATGGCTTCGGTGGAGGGCATGAACTCCATGAATCCCGACGTGCGGAAATTCTCGAAAGAGGGGAGCAGGAGCCGGGCAACCTCATCGATCACGCTGTTGCGCGATCCGGCTTCGGTTTTCAGCCGTTCATGATCGCGCATCGCGCTTTCTGCATAAGCACTGCCCATCGCCCGCCCCCCTCTCTATCCTGCCCTAGCCGACCGCGCGGAAGGCAAGGCTGCGCGCCGGGAAGGAGATTGAAGCGCCGCCGCCCATCGTTAACCCCGCCCCGACCACACAGACCGATGACTGCCCGCCGTTCACACACAGCACCGCCGTCGAAATCGTGAAGGGCTGACCCTCCGTGGGCGGAACAATGTCCGTGGTGATGGTCAGCGTTTGGGGGTCAAGCATCGCCAATTGGCCAGTGACATCAACACTGAAATCGAGGTTGAAGGTCTGCCCGTTCGACACGGTCAGATGCACCTCAACTGAGGGGTCAGCCACCAAAGCCACCATTTCGTCCGCCGTCATAGACGGCACACCAGCGGCGAACATGGCCTCATGCGCCGAAGCCGCTGCATCCTGCCTCTCCTGCCGCGCCTTGGCTTCCGCGTCAGCACGCTTGGCCGCTGCCACTGCATCGCGCTTCTCACGCGCGCGCTGTTCCTTTTCGGCCTCAGCCGCAATGGTCGCGACATGCTCTTTGTTCGACTTCTCAGGATCAATCAGATCCGAGACAAGGCCGGGAAGCACTTCGTTCAACCGGGCGTCCACATGCTTGCGCACCATCTCAGCCACCAGAGGGATGCGCGCCTCAATTTCTTCCAGCGTCAGGCTGAAAGGTTCCGTTTCTGGAAGCGCCGCCATTGCCGCATCCGCTGCGGCTGCCGCTGGAGCCGGAGTCACTTCGGGTTCAGCCGGAGCGGGAGGATCAACTGGAGCGGTTTCACCAACATGGCCTTCAAGCGCTTCCGCACTCACCGCACCACCATCTTGCGCCACAGTTTCGGGAGCCAAAGCTTCATTTGCCACATCGGCGCCATCATCCAACTTTTTCGTCGCCATCATCAATTCCCTTCAAAAATGTGCCGGGTTAACGCCCGAGCGTCGTTTTACTGCCCCCAAGCGCTGATTCCGCGCCCTGTGATCCTGTCCGGATGGAGGCCGCATAGCCCCGCCGCCGCCCAATCTCATCGCGACCGCGCAGCGCCTCAACCCCTGCATTGCGCGTCGGAATCGGGCGCGCCACTGGTATCTTGGGCTTGGGCGCAAGCAACTTCGTCGCAGCCGTACCAGCCACCCCAATCGCCAAAGGTAAAAGTGCCGCCGCCATCACCGCCTCCCCATCGCCGAAGCAAAGCCCGACGCCTTGACATTCTTGTAAGATTTCCGCGCCGCATGGCGGCTGTCATTGCCCGCCACGGCATCCTGCCAGCCCGCAAATTTGGTAATGCCAAGCACCCCATATTGCAGCGCGTCATGGACATGGCTAAAGTCGTTTTTCTCTGGCTCATCCTTCCAACGCCCCCCGCCGGTCGAATACTGAACCCGCGTGGTCACATATCCACGATTGAAGCCCTCACGCGTCGTTTTGCATTTATGCGCCAGCACATAGCCTGGGCGGCCATCAATGCGGCGATCCAGAACATCACGCACAGCGCCAAGCCGTGCAGAAGCCGCATTGCGCTTGACCGGCGCGGGCCTGGGCTTGATAGTGACACCCAAAGCGACCGAGTTGAAACCTGCCGCAAAGCGCTCGATCCAGACGCTATCCTCTTGGCTGGAGTGACTGCCGCCTTCCCATGTGGCCGGGTCTGCCCAGCACCCTCCAAGCTCGCAGCCGCCGAAATTTTCGTTCCAATACTCTCCAACCCGGACACCAAATTCAAAGGCACCAACACGCTCCAACGACTTCTTGCCGTCAGGCTGGTAGATCACACATTCGTCAACCTGCCGCACTTGGCCATCGAGCGCCTTTTGAAGGAAGACGACAGCAGGGGTATTCCCGCCATCAAGCCCAAAATGCACCGGAAGGCTTTTATTGAGGGCCACACTGTCCAGACAATGGACTTCGTCGCGATACTGCGAATAGACCGGACTGCCGGATCGCACGGCACCAAACTGATTATCGATGAAGCGACGCTGACCTTGCTCATCAAGGGTCAACCTCAAGCGTTGATAATAACCTTCCGGCAGATTATCGAGATTTTCGGCATTGGGTTCAAACCCACCTGGTTGGCGATGCAGTTTGATGTTAAAATTGGGGCCATACAATTTCTGCATCTCGACGACATCTTCAGCCGACATTCCCCAATTCTTATTGACCAGCTGATCGTAAACTGGATTGTCGCTATCAGGGGCATTCATGTCGGCCCAAGCGCCATACCATCCGCCACGGGGCGTGCCCGGCGGAAGATAGCGACCGCAGCGCGGATACATGAATTTGAACACGTCCGGGTGCAGCGTGTCATATTCATTGAACCACGCCACCGTAAAATTGCTTCCCTTGGCCTTGGCCTCAATGTTCATGCTTTCGGCGGCCATGAACACAATTTCCAGCTCGATCACATGCGTCTGGCGATTCGCCCCCGGAATATCGAGACGCAGCTTGTGGGTATGGCTCGCCATCGAAAAATTGCGGTCCGTTCGCGGAAACCACATGAACCAGTCGCGCATCACATTGGCTTCGAGATGCCCGTAAGTGTCGCGAAAAATGGCACAGCGCAGACGGCGCACACCATCACGCCCCGGCTTTTGCTGGAGAGCCGCCCAGATTATCTTCTGAAAGCAGGTTGTCGTTTTAGCCGAACCATAAGGCCCCATGATGCAAGAAAAACTACTAGGATCAGTCAGGAATGTTGACGCCACCAACCCGACTGGGCGCATCTTCAGGCCGCGCGAGGCGCTGACGAGCGCCCCAAATTGCTCAATTGCATCATCCGCAAGATCGTTGACCTCGATCCCAACCAAGCGCGTCCGAACCCGGTCAGCCTGTTTGACTATCCGCGCCTCTTCGATTGTCAGAGTCTCAGGAACACGGCCTTGCAACGGAGTCGCAAGGATCAAACTTGCCGACATGGCGTTCAGCAACGCGAGCGTGATGGGCGCGGTCATGCCTCACCCTCATCATCGCCATCCAGCCAGCTTTCATCGTTGATCGCGTCATCATCAAGAACCGCGACCGAACCGATATTGACAATTTCTTCGTCGGTCAGGCCAAATTGCCCCACCGTCTCTGCCAAGTGAGCGGGATCGGTCCAGCCTGGCAGGTTGAGCACCACGTCAGGGCGGGATTGCCCGGCTGGAGCGACCGGCAATTCGCTATCCTGATAGCGCGCCAGGTGGCGCTTCAAGACATTCTGCTCTTTCCAGATCGCTTCAACACTAATCGACGGGCGAGCCATCACTTTCATCAAGCGGGTTGCGAGCCGACTAGCCTCCCTCGCGTCGAGATTGGCACCCAGCCGAGCAACCAGCG